AGTGTCATACTCCCTACCCCCCTTCGTCTGTAACACATACCCATTAGGTACGCTTTCAGCAGCCTTAACTGCTCTGTCCAATTCGTCGTAAGTACCGTAAAACCAGAACTCGTGATTAGTAGCTCTAACAACTGTGTATTTGTTTAACTCGTAGGGAATGTTGTTTATATGTATCTTACACTTTACATCTTTATTCTTTCCCATTTTGTACCTCCTTCCACAAGTCATATATCATTTTGACAATTACTCCGATTGTCTCGGTTTTCATTTCTACTCTTTCATACTTTTCGCAGCTTTTTATAAAATCTTCAATCAATTTTCTCTCTCGTTCCGTCATCCAATCTCTCCTTTATGTGTGCCAACGCATCTCTATACCCTTGCTTGTAACTTTCTAATTTCTCCAACTTTGCCATCTCTTTCGTATTAGCAATTATCTTCTCTTGGTTATCAATAATCTCTTCTTGTGTTCTAATTCTTTTTTCACAAACATCAATGAGTTTGCTTTGCCAGTCAATCATCTCGTTCATCTTATTCTTGGTCATCTCCACCCTCCTTATCTGCTTCTATGATTGTATCTGTTTGGTCTATGGCATCTGTAAAATCCGAGGGTTCATAATCGTTCATGCCCCATGAAGATACCTCATCACGCAAAGCATCTAAATCTCCTAATCTTCCGTGTCCTTTCGGAAGTGGCGTGCCATTCTTAACAATATCATATAAAACTCCGCCATCTTCAAGGTAATACACGTTATCGTTTTTTATGTGTTTATATAATTCTTCTGATATATCAATTACTATCTGCATTTAGTACCTCCTTATCTATGTAAAAACGCCCTTGCTTTTAGCGTCAGCTTTACTATATATTTTTTTATCGTGGTGTTTAGAGATTTTTGGATTTAATTATGAGTGCAAGGGCGTAATTACCGCTATTTGTATTTCTCACTTATATCCTTCACCAACTGTTGCAAGTGCAATAAGTCTTTTTCTATCTTCTTGTAACTTTCATCATCTAACTTTACAAATATTCTTGCTATAATCAGTCCTAGTGCAAATGCTATATCCTCATTCATATCTTCTTCAACCTCTACTTTAATATAATTGCCATATCCTTTGTGTTTGTATTGCCACGCTGAACGCTTAACAGTACCTATTGACACATTTCTTTTTTCAGCTAGTTCTTTCGCTGTGTCGCATACATATATAGGCAGTTCGTATTTATCAGGTGTTACATACAGCCATAAGTATTTTTGTTTCATATTATCCCCCAATCGTTGTTAATGGGAAGTTTTTTATTGATTTTCTTTAACTCTTGAATCGCCTGTACTTTTCCACCGCTTAGTATAGACGCAAGACCTATAATATAAGCTGTGTTACCATACTTTGTATCTACATCAACAGAATTTACAAACATCTGTGCTGTTCTCATTGCGTCTCTTCCTTCGGCTGTTTCACACTCCTGTAAACTCTTGTTAAATTCATCAATATAATCTTCGCAATGTTCCCTGTTTTCCTTTGCTGTTTCTATTTGCCTTTGATAAGTAAATAATTCATTCTCTTTTCTACGAATTTTATAGTCTATCTTATTTAATTCGTTTTCCAAGTGCATCAACTTTTTAGTGTACTGTTGTTCACATTCCCACGCCTTTTGATATTCATTTCCAGCGTTAGCAAGTATATCAAGGACTACTGCAACTACTTTGCTATCACATTGTCGTTTAGTCAATCCTCTATTCATCATTTCTTCTCTTAAACAATCTAATCCTGTCATTATTTCAACCTCCTAACAGTTTTTCAAGTTCTTCGTTTGAATAACTACGACCGCTAAAGTTATTGAATTTGTTGGTTTGTTTCTTTTGCGTGTTAGTTTTTTTAACAGCATCAACAACCCATTTTCTAATTGCTAGATAATGACTTTTGTATTTTGTTCCCTTCATTTCGATGTATTCATCAAGGTATGTTATACAATCATCTGCGGTCTTTGTTCCAAATTCTTCTTTGAGTTTATCAAGTTCAGAATCTGTCAATCGTACATTTTTGTATTCGCCATATATATGTTTCTTATTCTTCTTAACTTCTTTATCTTCTTTAGTCGTTGTTATTTTTTTGTTATTTATTTGTTGGTTATTTGTTATTAAAGTGTTATTTATTTGTTGGTCTTGGTAATCCTCGTACTTGCAAACCCTTATAAATGTGTGGCTTCTGCCTCTTTTTTTATTTGTTACAACTTCGCCACTATCCTCTAATTTTTTTAGTGCGGTTCTTACTTGCTGAATTGTTAACCCTGTTATGTCTGAAAGATGTTTATAGGTTGTTGCAAACTCCCCTCTTTTTATTTCTACGCCTTGCCATCGCTTATCTTCCCAATTAGCCATAAGCAAACAATGTATAAATAGCGTTACTACATTAGGATTATCGTGCCATTCCCAAGATGTGAATTTTCGCCACAATTTAATGTAGCCCATACCATCATTCATCTTCTGTCTCCCTGTGAATATTACAATTATACCCATTGTCAATTGTTAGTTGTATAAAATCTATCATATTATCCCTACCAAGAGCATCTTCATTAAATTTATATTTAGGATTTACTCCATATAAATTATCACTTTCATTTGCAACTACTTCTACTACATACATAACATTCCTCCTTGTAAAAAAAATAGCCTGTTCGTTAGATAGTTGCGGTATCTAATCAAACAAGCTATGGTTAGCCAAGTTATGAGGTATTTCAAGCTGAATTCCGCAACAACTCAGCTAACCTATTTTTCAGGCATCCCTACCTACCTATTATTGTAACAAATAACAGATAGAATTTCAACTAGAAAATCATTTCTTCTTGTCCTATATTAGTTAAATATCTCTCTAGGCTTCTGATTTTCTTTTCTATCTTCCTTGCCCTTGATTTCTCGCTTATTATGTAGCGTTTAATACTGTCTGTTTCTTCTGTGGTCGGTATAAAATAACCTTTGCCATCCATAAGATTTACAATAGGCTTATCCCCTACAATGTTATTCCTCTCTATATATGCTCTTATTTCACGCCCTTTGTAACCTGTTATTCCTATCAGATAATTAAGTGTTACAGCGTTTTCGTGACCTTCTGGTATATAATCTAATACATCCATATCAATTCTCCTTTGCCTTGTTTAATCTAGGTTTAATTCTTGCAATTCAACCTCTATTCGTGGATTTTCCTTATCAACATCGAATAGGCACTCAAAAGAATCTATCTCTTTCCAACCATCATTCTTGATTACACCTTCCTTAACAAGTGCGTCTTGAATAACTTTCATAGCAAACGCAGCCACGTTGTCCTTGTCTCGCCTCTTATTTGGCTCATAGAAGCAATATTTAATCTTTATAGGGGATTTTATAACTAAATCCTTAAGGTCGCATCTTATGCAAGCCTGAACGTATCTCTGTACGCTCTGCTTCATTTCATTACCTTGACTAAAGCAATGCCCTGCGTGCCTTATCATCACTCTATCAGCCTTGATATAGTCGTTAAGGTTTGGTAGGGTTTTCGGTATACTAAACAAATGGCAACATTTCATCACTATATTCCTCGCTTACTTGGTTGAATCCGTCATTGTCTGTCTGTGTGTTGTTAGCGTTTTTGCTCTCGCAAAACTCAATTCTTTCAACTATAATTTGGTTGGCATACACTTTTTTACCATCCTTTTCATAGTTGTTGTTTCTAATAGTACCTTCAACAAGTATCTTCACACCCTTATGCAAATACTTTTCAACAAATTCGGCTGTCTTGTCAAATGATACGACATTCAGAAAATCTGTTGGCGCATCCTTATAATTTCTGTCTACTGCTAGGCAATATCTAGCAATAGCCTTGTTATCCTTGCCATATCTTATCTCTGGCTCTTTGCATATTCGTCCTGTGGCAATCCATTTATTCATCCTCTTCTTCCTCCTGTCCTTCTGATTCGCTAAAAGTTACTTCAATCTTAACATCCTTATAATCAATCTCTTCTCCTTTTCTAATACAAGTTTTGGCAAAATCAACCGCCTCGATTAGACTGTCAAAATCGTAATCATTATACTTTACCTCAACTACTACATTAGTTTCAATTTTCTTCATAATGTCTCCTTTCTTAATAAGTTATTGTCAGCCTTGCATTTAATGGCTGAACTAATGTGTCTTTTTCCATTTCTTCAAGGCATCCAAACTCTAACTCAACTACTGATGTTCTCTCCCTTATATTAGCTGTTTTCATATATATTTCTCCATCATGCTCAAAAACTGTTCCTGTATTTAATTCTTCAAGTTTAACAAGAGGGTTTCCCTTTTTTTCGATTGTCATAATAAAACTCCTTTCATAAATAACTCTTTATAAATTTCTCTCTAAACTCTTCTCTTGTATGCGTCTCTTCGTACTTCCTTTGCCCTAACCGCATAAATGCTAAATCTAACTTTCTATCAAGATGCACTTGCCTGTGATGGTCGGGGCATAACCACACCCATAACCCTTCTTTGTCTGCTATACTTCGGCACTTATGGGATTTATATATGTGGTGCTTTTGTACATTAGGATTTTTGCAGATAAAACACTCTTTTTCGTTCTCTATGATTGATTTTCCCATTGTTCCAACGCCCTTTCTAGTTTCTCTTCATCTGGTGTCATTAGCCCCATTTCTTTCATTTCTGAAATGACTCCATCTAATAACACACTAAATTCTTGTGTGTTTAAGGTTGACGAGCCATAGTAGCATAATAGCTGTACCGCCTTTTGTCCGTTTATGTCTATTTCTCCTAGTTCTTCACACTCTCTCCATTGTTTTTTGACACCCTCAACCGCATCAGGCTTGACGCATATATAAGTATATTTGCCATAGCGTTTAAGCATTTCAAGATAGACATTCCACTTATCGGTTCGCAATACTGCCGCTATGTCTCCTAACATTTTCCAAAGAAGTCCATTGGCGTTAAGGCTTCGCTTCTCTCGGTGCTTCTTAACCTCTACATCAATCGTTTCTTCCTGCAATTCTTGCAAACTGCTGATGTTGGATTCTGTTGTTATAGTTAAATTGTATGCACCTTTTAAGTCTCTTGTAATGTTTTCAATTTTTCCCTTAAACTCCATTACTGCCCTTTCATTGTCTCAATAAGTTGTATTGTTAATTCTTCATTAATTGGTATCTTCACAAACTTTCTAACATCTTCTCGTAGGTGTATGCCTCGCAAGACCTCTATCTTCTCACCATAACTCTGTTGGTAAGCTAGACGATAAAGATTAAGTTGGTAGCCTAGATATTCTTTATCCAATGTCGATGTCCGTTTGAGGTCTGCAATTCCTTTCTGTCCGTCTAGTTCCATTACCATATCCAGCCTGCCTGCTCCGATAATCTCGTTATCGTGCCAAAGTATCACAGGAACCTCATTTGCCAAACACTCCCATTTGTATTGCTTTTTTAGAAACTTATAATTGCGTAGTTCTTTGATGTCACTCTCTGTTCCCTTTTCCTCGTAGTTCTGAATCACTTCGTGCATCTGCGTTCCTAGTTCTGCAGCTCTCTGCAAAGTTGCCTTTGGTATGTTGTCATACTTATTATTAAATTTAACTTTAAGAATTTGTGTGATACTAGGAACTATCACACCATCGCAAATATAGGTATGTGTTTTGTCAATGTATTCAAGATTGTGTTCTTTAATGTTCCAACTTTCTATATTCTTCATTTAACTTTTACCCTTATGCTTGATTTAACAGGTTTCATCGTGATGTATTCATCGTA